ATGTTTACCGTTATTTTTGGTCGTCCAGGCTGCCCTTACTGCGTTCGCGCCAAAGAGCTGGCAGAAAAACTGACCAACGAGCGTGATGACTTTAACTACCGTTACGTGGATATTCACGCCGAAGGCATCAGCAAAGCTGACCTGGAAAAGACCGTCGGCAAACCGGTTGAAACCGTGCCGCAGATCTTCGTCGACCAGAAACACATCGGCGGTTGCACCGATTTCGAAGCCTGGGCGAAAGAGAACCTTGGCCTGTTTGCCTGAGTCAATTTATTTGCTCGATGAGTGACTGCGCCAGGTATCAAGCCAGGCGCAGATAAACAAAAAGCACAACGCCCCGAGCGCGCACCAGAACACCGCGCTCAGTACCCACGCCATCTCCTGCCAGAACGTTCTGTGCGTCACGAAGAACAGCCGCATCGTCACCATACAGACCGGCGCCGCCAGCATCGCACCCAGCAAAGGACGCAGTACCCGCTGTCCGGGAGAGAGGCAGCTCGCCGCCGCCCCTGGCAACAAAAAGAAGAGCAGGCCCAGCTCCGGGTTGCCGCTGGCGCGAAAGGCCCCTTTCATATGTAATAGCAGCGATAAGCACACCACAATGAACAGAACGAAGCCGCAGATAATACCGGCCCAACTACGCTCAGACTTCACCGTATCCTCCTGATGTTGCCTCTAACTCACGTCCACGTCGCCCAGTCAGATAAAGCATTTCGGCAATCCATGCCAATAACTCCCCAACCAGCCTAAAAACGATTGTCACTAGCCGCCGCATCCAGGAAGGATTAAACTAGCGGGTATATTTTTGCTGGTTATAACAGGGTGCCAGAATAGGTTCGCCACAACGCGAACGCCTGAGCAACCTTAGACCAAATAACCATTTCCTTCAACAACTTACTAGTAAATGAGAAGTTGGCTTTCGTGAATATAAACGTCGCAGATTTGTTAAACGGGAATTACATCCTGTTATTATTCGTTGTACTTGCATTAGGACTATGCCTGGGAAAACTGCGTCTCGGCTCAGTACAACTTGGTAATTCCATTGGCGTTTTAGTCGTTTCTCTCTTATTAGGTCAACAGCATTTCGCGATTAACACTGATGCCCTTAATCTCGGCTTTATGCTGTTTATTTTTTGCGTCGGCGTGGAAGCCGGGCCCAACTTTTTTTCCATTTTTTTCCGCGACGGCAAAAACTACCTGATGCTGGCGCTGGTGATGGTCGGCAGCGCGATGCTGATCGCCACCGTGCTGGGCAAAGTGTTCGGCTGGGATATTGGTCTTACCGCCGGTATGCTGGCGGGCGCCATGACCTCCACCCCGGTGCTGGTGGGCGCGGGCGACACCCTGCGCCATTTCGGCCTGCCCAGCGATCAGCTGGCGCAGTCGCTTGACCATCTGAGCCTCGGCTATGCCCTGACCTACCTGGTTGGCCTGGTGAGTCTGATCGTCGGCGCCCGCTATATGCCCAAGCTGCAGCATCAGGATCTGCAGACCAGCGCCCAGCAAATTGCCCGCGAGCGCGGCCTCGATACCGATTCAAAACGTAAAGTGTACCTGCCGGTGATCCGCGCCTACCGCGTTGGCCCGGAGCTGGTGGCCTGGGCGGATGGCAAAAATCTGCGCGAACTGGGGATTTATCGCCAGACCGGCTGCTATATCGAACGCATCCGCCGCAACGGCATTCTGGCCAACCCGGACGGCGACGCGGTGCTGCAGATGGGCGACGATATTGCGCTGGTGGGTTATCCGGACGCGCACGCTCGCCTCGACCCGAGCTTCCGTAACGGCAAAGAGGTATTCGACCGCGATCTGCTCGACATGCGCATCGTCACCGAAGAGATTGTGGTCAAAAACCACAACGCCGTCGGCCGCCGCCTGGCGCAGCTGAAGCTCACCGACCACGGCTGTTTCTTAAACCGGGTGATCCGCAGCCAGATTGAAATGCCTATCGACGATAACGTGGTGCTGAACAAAGGCGACGTGCTGCAGGTCAGCGGCGACGCCCGCCGCGTAAAAACCGTGGCCGACCGCATCGGCTTCATCTCCATTCACAGCCAGGTGACCGACCTGCTGGCCTTCTGCGCCTTCTTTATCGTCGGCCTGATGATCGGCATGATCACCTTCCAGTTCAGCTCTTTTAGCTTCGGCATCGGCAACGCCGCCGGCCTGCTGTTCGCCGGCATTATGCTTGGCTTCCTGCGCGCCAACCACCCAACCTTCGGCTATATCCCGCAGGGAGCGCTGAACATGGTGAAAGAGTTTGGCCTGATGGTGTTTATGGCCGGGGTCGGACTCAGCGCCGGGGCCGGGATCAATAACGGTCTGGGCGCCGTCGGCGGTCAGATGCTGGCGGCAGGGCTTATTGTCAGCCTGTTGCCGGTGGTGATCTGCTTCCTGTTCGGCGCCTATGTGCTGCGCATGAACCGGGCGATGCTGTTTGGCGCCATGATGGGCGCCCGCACCTGCGCCCCGGCAATGGAGATCATCAGCGATACCGCGCGCAGCAACATTCCGGCGCTCGGCTACGCAGGCACCTACGCCATCGCCAACGTGCTGCTTACCCTTGCCGGGACGCTCATCGTGATCATCTGGCCAGGGCTACAATAAATTTTTGAGAAAAAAGCCGTCACAGGCAGAACTTTTTCTCAGGGCATCAGTCATAAGTAATGCCACTGCTTTTCTTTGATGTCCCCATTTTGTGGAGCCCATCAACCCCGCCACTTCGGTTCAAGGTTGATGGGTTTTTTGTTGCCTGAATTTTACAACCTTTAAAATCATGGAGTTACAAACCATCTTTTTAAGCTATGGCGACAAAGTGGCGGCAGCCTCAAAGAGACAGTGCTGCCTGGCCTGAATTTGTAGGGTGAGGCTGCACATGATGGGCCTCTTTAGGTGTAGAGATTGAGCGCACAAAAGTCTCATGCGTTACAAACGTATGGCTGCAGTTAATATTCTGGCACTGGTTGTAACGTTCTTTGGTCATTGAAGAGACCTGAAAACTGCTGCGAGTATGGGCTGCACTTCCACATAATGGGCAAATCATCATTTTTACGACCCCGCCATTTTTCCTGAAATCGCAATAATGATACAACATTATTTCATTTTGTGAACTTAAAGTTCTCTTTTGGAAACCTCAGCACATTACTAAATCATCAATTTTCACTTCCAGCTCGATGCTGGTTGTAAACCCGCTATCCGGGTTGACCGTGTGCGTTAACGTTGTGATGGTCCACTCTGCATCATCAATGGGTTGCTTAAAGCCGCTGACCTTAACGGGCATTTCCGTATAGAGATCCGCGCGGCCTTCTGCCAGCTGAAGAGAAAATGACGCCACACCGCGCTGCAGCCGCTCCCAGTTCATTTTTGCAGCCCGTTCTGCATTACTGCGGTTCGCATAGGTACGGTTCAGAACCAGCACATTCTCATCCGTTCCGACCAGGTAATCCCCCTGCTTTGCTTCCGGCTCTTTGGGTTTTGTCGTCCTCCGGCGGCGCTTTACCTTTGCAGTTTCTTTCTTTTCCGGTTCCCGGGTATGCAGCCAGTGAGCGATAACACCCGTATATGCTCCCCTGTCAGCCAGGCTAAACCGGTGACTGTCTCCGTCCTTACGGGTAATAGTGATGACCGGCAACGGTTTACCACTTGCTGTTTTCCCCTGCCCCTGCCGGATAAATAGCAGATTACCGTCCTTGACTGAGGCAATCGCGCCATACTGCCGCGCCAGCTTCATTAAAAAGCTGGCGTCGCTTTCGTTGGTCTGGTCCAGGTGATCCAGCGCCATCGCAGCAACATCATTTCCTATAGCAACTTTAAGGCTGTGCCGTGCGGCAATGTCTTTCACCACATCGCCCACTGTCGTTTTGTGCCAGGACTTCTCACGCCGGACATTCAGCGTTTCCCTGAAATCAGCACTACGGGCACGGATTGTCAGCCTGTCCGGGCTGCCGCTATGCTCTATTTCGTCAACGGTAAACTTACCTTTTGAGTACAGCGGCTCGCCTTTCCATCCCAGCGCCAGAGAAATCACTGCGCCACGACGCGGCATAATTACCAGGCCGTCGGCGTCGTCCAGCTCCAGATCAAGCTGGTCAGCTTCAAATCCGCGGTTGTCGGTCAGTATCATACCCAGCAGACGTTTATCCAGCGTCTGCGTGGCATCTTTACCTTCAATCACGATCCGAAAGGCCGGGGTCTTGCTTCCGAGGTTGAGTAAATCAGCCATCTCGCTCACTGCAGCAACCCTCCTACCGTCGATCTGATGTTCCCTACTGCGGCGGCGGCAGAATCCTGCAGACTGCTAAGCTGATCGCTCAGACTGCCGAACATTTCAGACAGGGACTCATCCACCCGTTTAAGCCCCAGCGAAAACTCTATTTTCCTGGCTTTCCCACTGGCGAAAAATTCCGTTTTCGTCTGGTTAAGGCTCTCAATCACATACATGCCGTAGATAGTCCCACCACCCTCGATCAGCGGCCACGCCTTCCCCTGCTCTGCCATCAGCTCCAGCGCCAGCAACGACAACCGGCCGCCGGTCACTTCCGGCATGAGGACGCCGGAGAGCGTCAGCTGATCGTTATCTGGCCCCAAAAATTGCGTTGTCGGACGGCGATTAACGCGGTTGTTGGTCACATGGCGCCAGTTCCGCTGATACTGCAGTTGCTGATAGGGAACCGTGCGCAGCTGAAACACAAACAAGCCCAGGACCATCATCATGATTCGTACCCCCCTTGATCACTGAAATTGCTGCGGGCCTTAGCCCTCATGCGTCGCTCGCGCGCATCAAGCTGCCGTGCAACTTCCTGCGCAATATCCTGCGCGCTCTGACCGGGCAGAGCCTGGATAATAATTTGCGCATGGGTTTCAAACTGGAATACAGGCTGGCTGCCTGCTGGCTTATCGGTTACAGGACGGTATGAAGCTGCCGGCAGACTCATGGGATGAAGCGGGGTGGCCTCTGCTGGCATTGCTCCCCCCATCATTCCGGCGACTACGGACGCCAGCGCGGCCGTTCTCCTGCGGCTGGTCACATAGGCCGGACCGTTAATCAGCTCCGGGCCATTCTCGCCAGCAATACCCACCTGCCCACGTGGAATATAACCACCGCTGTCATACATCCCCGCGAAAAATCCTGGGGTCTTTTTCTGCGGTGAGGCGCCCTGCGAATTATCGCCGCCGGTCATCCAGTCCGGGAAATAGCTTTTGACCGATGCCAGCTTGCTCTTAAGCGTTTCCCATTTCTCATTGATACCACTCAGGATGCCGTCAATAATCGCCCCGCCCACCGCTTTAAATTTTGCGGGCAGCGCGGCAACATCACTCAGAATTTCATCCCATTTGCTGCTTATGGTCTGCTTAATCACAGCCCAGGCTACTGACACACCTGACGTGATGGCATCCCACAGTGCTTTAAACTTCGGCCCCAGCGTTTCCCAGTTCTGCCAGATATAGATGGCTCCCATCGCAATCAGGCCAACTATCGCCAGAATGGGGTTAGCCATCATCAACCGGCCTAACCAGATGACCGCCTGGCCTGCGCCGCCAATTACTCTTGTGACCAGACCAAACGCAGAAGCAAATTTCAGCTGGAGAATGCCAGCACTTACCCGCACTACCGCCATAGGACCCAAAATGGATGCCAGGGCCAGTGACACCACACCCGCTGCGGTAGCTACCACGGCAAATACGGCCGCAATTTTAAATAGCGCCGCCGTCAGTTGCGGATGACGCTTCACAAAACCATCAAGCGCGGACGCCAGATTACCCAGCCAGTCCGCAATATTTTTCAGCACCGGCGCGACGGTTTCACCGATGCTCGCCATGGCGTTGGTAAAGGAGCCGCCAGCGGCTTCCCATTTGTTGCCCAGGGTATTAAGCGATGCATCGACGCGCTCGCGCAGGGTTGCCTGGTTCTCCAGCTTCGCTACTGTTTCACGATAACCATCAATACCTTTTTGGATCATGATATCCAACGCCTGCAGCGTTTCTGAATCATTGCCAAACAGGTCTTTTTTTGTTGCCATCTGCTTTTCGGGAGTAAGTTTGCTCAGCTTACTTAGCTGGACATACATATTTTCCAGCCCACCAAATCCTCCCTTACCATCAGAAAAATTAAACTTAATGCCGGTCCCTTTTAGATCATCATTAACAGCTTTAATTTTCTTTGCATCCAGGGCAGCCTGGAATATTTTCCGGTAGGCATTCCCAGCAGACTCCCCGGCCATACTTGCCTGGTCAGCCATAACCAGCAGGGGGGCAAAGGTTTTAGCTGCATCTATCCCTTTCTTATTTAGAATACTCATCGCGCTACTAATTTTTGAAAAACCCTGCAGCATATTGCCGGGGTCAACGCCCGCATAAAAACCACGCTGGATAAGATCCATCAGGCTCATCATGTCTTTTTCGGTGGTCTGCGTGGCGTCCTGCAATTTTGCGGCAAACTCTGCGGCTTCCGTCGGCGCCATCTGCAGCTGCACGCCAAGGTAAGCCGCCGACTCACCCAGCCCGCCTAGGATAACCTGCGCTGACATCCCCTGACGGCGTAACATGGTCATCATGTTCTGAAAATCTGCCGTGGTACCGGGCAACCGGTCCCCCAGGGCAATCGCCAGCTTATTCAGCTTCAGGAACTCAGGCGCCACCTTTCCGCCCGGTCCCATCATTGAGCCTGCCAGCTGGTTAGCGGCGTTCTCTGATTCCGAGTAGGCGCGAATGGGCGCCAGCAAGGTCGCCCCCGTTGTCACCCCGGCCGCCATCATCCCGGCCCCGTTCCCCGCCAGGCTGTTACGCACGTCGCGCATCTTGTCAGCTTTGGCCCTGATCGCATTCAGCTTGCGCTGGCGCTCGCCCACGTCCCGCAAGCGCCGCTCCTGCTCTGCCAGCTGCTGGTTATAGCGATCCGTTTCGCGGGTAATGCGGGCTGTTTCACGGGCGCCACCGCCCGCAGAGATGCCGAGGCGGTACAGCTCCGCCCTGGTTGCCGCCATCTGCCGCGTTTCCTGCCCCTGCTTTTGTTCCAGGCGTGATAGGGCGCACCATTGCGCCTCAAGCGCCTGCGTCTGTTTTTTCGTGGGGGATTCGAGCGCTGCCAGCTCGCGCGTCATCATCTGCGCACGCAGCCTCGCCTGGTCCAGCTCGTTGCTGGTCCGGTTCAGGCTCTGTGAGAGTTGATCAAAAGATTTTAACTGGCTCCCCGCGTCGTTAAGCCGTTTAAGCTGATCACGGGTCTGCCGGATGCCGGAGGCCAGCTCCTTCGAGCCAGCCAGCGCATTTTTTAAAGGGCGGGTGAGTTTATCAACCGCATTCAGAACCACCTGCAGGCGCAGGTTTTTATCACTCATCGCTGGCCCCGCTACGCATTATCGCTCTGTGCCGCCACTCCAGCACTTCCGTCAGCGGCATAACGTCAGTGACGGACGGCGGCCAGTGAAAGATCGTGGCGATATCCGCCACCAGGTCATCTACCGTCAGGCTGTCGGCAAATCGGCAAGTGCCGACTTCGGCAACAAAAAAAGGACCACCTCGACAGACATCGCGGCCAGGTCTGCCGGGTCGAGGTCCGCCATTTCCTGCGGGGTCAGCGTTGGTGTGGAGATGCGGGGGATCACGGTCATCATAGAGGCCACGTCCATCTCCATCACCGCCTGCAGTCGCGTACCGCGCAGCGCGCCGGATTGCGGCTTACGCAGCACAATTTCCGTAATCGTGGTATCACCGCGCTTAATCGGGCTATCTAGTTTCACCGTTGCTTCTGTTTTCTCACTCATGCTCTTTTCCTGTTATGGGTTGGCTGGCGCGACCTCGCGCGCCAGGAAAAAATTACAGACCGATGGCGTTACGGTGTTCTTCCATCAGGTCAACACCATCAACAACTTCAATCATGTTGATCGCATCGACCTCATAGAGCACTTCACCGTTAATGGTCAGCTTCGCGTAACAGTTAACGCTGCTGACCTTGGTGGAATTGCTCTCACCGGTTTTCCACTCGCCGGAATCCACCTCTTTGTGGCGCCCACGGACGACCAGCTCAACGGCCTGCACTTCGCCGGTGTCGTCGCGCTGAATAGACCCGGTAAAGCGCAGCTGCACGCCGTCCACCGTGGCTTTGCCCATCTGTTTAAACAGAAGCGCCTCCGTACCGCCGATGGTCATTTCCGTATCCAGCGCGCCATCATCCAGCCCCAGATCAATACCGACTGAACCGGGCATACCACCGCCGCGGTAGTTTTCCAGCTTGCGGGTAAATTTCGGCAGGGTGACGGATTCAGCAATGCCCATCCAGTTGTTACCGGCGTTAAAAATATTCAGGTGTTTTAACTTGCGTGGTAAGGCCATGGGTCCCCCTTATGCACTTACGCGGGTGGTGAAATCCACCAGGTAACGGTCAGTGATGCGCTGGCGCAGCATCAGGTTCTCCAGTGGCGGCACTGGCGTGTAGTCGTAGTCGATCCAGAGTTTCCCGGCTTTCAGCGTGTCTTTGTCATTCACACTGTCATCAATCCAGCAATCACCGCCGATGAGGTAGCCCTGATTTACCAGGCTGCGCATTTTGGCGCGGATACCTTCGATAATGTCGCGAGCCAGCGAAGGGTTAAGCGGCATGTCCACCGCCCACATATGCGCCTCCGCCATGGTGTCTGCCAGCACCTGCGCGGTACGGGTGTAGTTTTCAAACTGGAATAACGGGTCATCGCTCAGGCAGCGGGAACCCCAGAAGCGGAAACCATCCTTGCGGATCAAGGTGGTGACGTCGTTCTGGTTCAGCAGTCCGGCATCGGTTGCCGGGTCCTGCAGATCCCAGAACACATCCGCAGACAAGCCGGTTACGCCGTTGACGCCCACGTTAGAAAGGGTTTTGTGCCAGCCGGTCTGCTCGTCGATTTTTGCACGCAGACCCAGCGCGCGGGCAGTGGCGTAAGCAGTCGCATCCGCCTGCAGCACCGTGTCAAAGTTGATGAAATCAGGCCAGATCAGCATCCCTTCTCGCTGACTGAAATTTTCGCGGTAGGCAATCGCTTCTTCCACGGTTTTACAACCGTAGGCAGACAGGTACGCAAAGCCGCGCAGGCTCTGCGCCACGCTTAACAGTTCAGTGGAAACAGCCTGCGTGTCATGGCCCGGCACACCAAGAATGCGCGGCTTCACACCCAGCTGCGACTGCGCCGAAAGCAGCGCTTTGATGCCCGTTTTCTTACCGTCAGCGGTTACGCCGCCGATGATATTGGAGGTGGTTTCCGCTTCTGTTTCGCCCTGGGCAACACGCACCACTACGGTGACGGGTTTTGCCTGGTCTGCGATGGCGTCCAGTGAGCGGGCAAGCGTGCCGGACTCGCCCGCTTTGCCGCTGGCGGTCAGTACATCGGTAAGCAGAACCGGCTTATTGAGCGGGAACACAGAGGCATCGGCATCATCGCCGGTGCATACCATGCCCACAATCGCCGTGCTCACCGTCGTGATAGAGCGGGTGCCGTCGTTAACTTCAACAACACGCACGCCATGGTGATAGTCTTGCGCCATGAATGAATCTCCTGTTTAGGGGTTCACCCATGGTAGGGAAATCATTCACCGCAAGCCGTTGATGGCCGTTGTACCGTCAATGGCACAACCGCAGGCAGAAAAAAGCCCCTTATCGGGGCAGACTGATACCGTGGTTTATCAGGCAACGCGGCTCCAGCACATCAGCAGTGTGTGAGATTCAACCACGCTGATTGATTTCCCTTCACCGAGGTTATCGGTTTTGCCAGTGGTCGTGTGTTTGTGGGCTGGCAAGTCCACAATATGGCTATGATCGTCCACCTCATCCGTATAATTTCGTGTGCGGCGGCTGTCGTTATCCGAACCGACAATATAATTATCATCCCAGACCTCACCAGGGGCGAGCATACCGCCTTTGTGTTTATGCCGTCCCGCCTCCCTGGTGATCAGTTCCTGCCCGGGGAGTTCACTGGTTTCGCCACTGATGTTAACCTGCACAGCAGGCAGGTTAGCACGCTGGAGGGTGACGGTATCGCTGCCGCCAGTGGTGCCCACATTTGAGCCGTCCGCTTTTGCCACCCGGATCGTTTTATTCTCTCCGGTGTAAACCCATTGCGACCACGGCCAGCGCTCATTCGGGTTGAGGTTCTGATTAAAAAAGCGCGTGGTACCGACAGGGTTATCCAGCTCCCATGCGGCAGTGATAGCCGCCTCAACAGCCAGCCTTACCGCGAGCGGTGTGGCGGCTTTATCCTGATCACTGCTGGTAATGGCGTTACTGAGTTGAGTAAAACCCTTTTCCTCCAGTGTGGCATCCGGGTGATCCCGCGAGCCTGCATGATTGCTCAGTTGCTCATCGCTGTAATCTTTGGTTTCATTACCGGCGTTAATCACATCCTCTACAGTTGCCAGCACAATACCCGGATCAACAACCAGTTCGACGGCTTCAGTGCTGCTGACCGCCAGCCAGATACGGAGAATGGTAAAACGCCCGGAACCTTCAGCCAGAGCAGGTTTATAGGTTTCCGGGACGTTAGCCACCGCCATGCACACGCCAGCATCATCAAACAACGCCGCTTCCAGGATGGTAAATCCGCCCACCTCCGGCGGGATTATCATCTCGGCGATAATGATATTCTCGGTATCGGACAGCCTCAGGCTGTTCAGTTGAGTCCGGAAGCGCTCATTAATCAATGAATGCTGATTTTCGTCAGGGGTCGTTGCACTACCGCCACCATCCCCTACAGACATTTCAGAGAAAATAACTTTATTCCCGCTGACTATTGCGGCGGCAATTTTTTCCCGACCGGCGACTGTTATTAACGATTTAAAAATTTTACCGGCCATTGTAATTTTCACCCCGCTCAAAACTGACAGAAAATCCAAGAAAAATTATCGCCGCAATAATCAGACTGGCAGAATAATCAGGAAAGTTGTGTTCCATCGCCATACCAAAGAGAACCAGCAGGCTCATCCTTGAGCCCCGACTCCCGCTATATTCAAAGTTGATAGTCATCAGTCCCCTCTATTGCGTAGTCATTGCGCTAATACGGGTAATAACAACCGTCACATTACCTGCCGTGTAGTTGGCGACTGTAATGGAATATCCGCTTAACGGTTTAGTGATATGCACCATTCCATCGCCGGGGGTTCCCGCAGAAAACGACAGCAGAGACGGATTGAGCTGGGAGTAAACTCCGAGACCTGCTATTGACGAGTCAGCCAGAACCTTCGCCGCCGCTGCCGTTGTTCCTGATATCACCCTGATATGCAGATCTGTGCATCCTCCAACAATAGTCAGTTCCTGCGTCGCGCCTGCGGCGAGAACGGGAGCGCTCTGATTAACGGTTCCAAGGCCAAACCCGGTCGTATTGTCGATAACCAGTGTTGAATTAGACCGGGACTGGTTCGTCAGACTACCGATATGGTTATTGTCCATGTTGATTTTATTGTCGCGAACCTTCTGGTTTATCGCCGCACGAATGCCATATTGCCTGTATCCTCCGACGGTATTATCCGTTATTACAGAGTCAGCCGATGCTACGCTGTTGATAAATGCGCCGTTGGGGATAGCCAGGCTCGCGCTGTCAACCGGCTGACCGGTAAAGTCGTTTCCTACGGCTTTACAGTTTGCCCCACGGAAAATAATCGCATCATCAGTGCCATCTCCGGCGACTGTCTTCCTGATAGCTCGCCAGCTGACCGATTCAACAACCACATCTTTCTCGGCATCAACCAGCACAGGCCCGCAGTCATAAGAGGTCCCGCCAGTGATAATGGCCCTTTTTCCCTTAAATATAAGACCAGTACCATCAGCGGAAACTTCTTCTAACACAAACTTTCCTGCATCACTGGTGTGCCAGAAGTACCATCCTTTACCTGCAGTGCTTGATATTAATGACGGACCCAGAAACTTCACACTTCGGCTGTCTGAGGATTTCTCCCCTGTCGCAACATTACTTGGAAAATCTTTAATCAGAAACTGCGGAATGTCGTTACGGTTAAAGGTATGTGTTGAGGCGTTAACGATAATTCCCATACAACCCGAAAAGATATGCGTCCCTTCATCTCGCTCCACCTTCAAAGAGTTAAAAACCATGTGCCGACATTTGTTCCAGATGCCGCCGGTATGGTTAGCCTCCAGATGCAGACTGTCGAATTTACAGGCGTTGGTGGCATCGTGCCCCCCGGCATTGTCAAACAGCACACAGGGTGCATAGTTGTTTGGGTCATCGTTACCGCAATACATGACACTGACGTTTTCAAACGGGCTGTCGAACAGCTCGCCACCATAAATCGCGATACCGCGGAGATGCCGTATAGCGATGTTGCGCAGGCGAACATAGGAGCCATTCAGCAGGTTAATACCGCCAGCTCCGCGAGGAACATCCCCCGTCTCTTTCCAGAAATCACCAATTACGCCGCCTGAAATCTCGCAATACATCAGGCGATCCCACGTCGGGTCGCCGGGGACAACCCCCTTAGTTCCAACAGTGGTAAGTGCAAACTTAGCATTGCGGTGTGGGACGATGCGAGTGAAGGGGTTGAGCTTGTAAAGCCAGCCCGACTTTAACGGCAGGTCTTCGAGGGCGAATGTCCCGTTAGGAAACTCAACCACGCCGTAATATTCCTTCCCCTCAACAAAAATACTGGTTGCAGGCGCGCCAAGTTTTTCCTGTCTCTGCAGAATAGCCTCGGTACATCCATCTTCGCGGTTGTTAAACTTACCCAGAGCGCCGACATAGATATACTGCAGGGCATCGGCAACTGTTCCGGAATACGGTAATGCCGTCATGAGACATCCATATTTTGGATCGTTAGAGCTCAGATCTCTGCGAATGAGGGCGTCGGATGTGTACGCCCATTTTCCGGCGCCAATCCCTCCGGTGCTTTCAGGGGAAGAACCGGCCAGCACTGTTTTAGGAAATATCCCTGTCCAGACAAGGCGGTAAGCACCGTACATAATCTCCTCTCGCGCAGATTCCAGCGTCGCCCCTTCGTCAAATGTCTTCACCGCGCTCACTTTTTCAGCGATGGACATATCTGACTTTTCAGCCTGATTTTTGAGGTACCGGGTACGGTTAGCCAGCTTTTTCAGCGGTCTGTTTGCCACGCCATCCAGCCCCCCAGAAACGCGCTCGCGTCTGGAAATCAGCTCAATCTCGTCTTCCCACAGTGAGGATTCTGGTAGTCTGGTCATAGTCTTACCCGTAATTAAAATTGTCGTCGTGAAAAATCACGCCGTTGTACGTAATGTTGTCTTCAGCCTCAAAATCGGCCGGAAAAATACTGATAATTTCGCCGCTGCACAGCGTTGAGCCGACATGGATATCGCCGCATACTTTTGCAGATATATTGAGTTGCGACAGGTGCCGACTGACAGGCTTTGTATCGTTAATTAATCTGGTTAATTCATCCAGAATTCTGGATGTGATACCAATATCATTCACATCGACCTCAAGCCTGAATGTTCCTGCCGGGTCTGCAACAGACCACCACTCCTCGATAGAAATGGAGTAACCCATTTTTTCTACTACATGGCGGATTGCTGCTATTGTTCCTTTACGCTGATGAAGCCAGAACGATTCACTGACAGCGGTTCTTTTCTCCTGCTCACTCCAGCTTTCATCCCAGCTATCAACTGAGAACGCCCACGCCAGATAGGGCAGAAATTTTGCAGGGCATTTCCACGGATTCCACAGGTCACGCAGCGGGACATTTAAATCGCTGATTCCAGAACAGGCCTGCGCCAGCCTGCGTTCCAGCGAGGACGATCCCGGCGGTAACAGGCTATTCATCAGAACCACCAATTTCTGCTTTGAAGTCGGTGCAGAAGGAAGCCTGCGTTTTATCTAACACCATGTCAGCCATGGGCTTCATCAGCTCAACGCGCTGGACGCCCTGAACATGCAGAGCGGCATAGATCGCAGACAACCGCACGTCACGCCCCAGGCGACGCTGCTCGTTGATATATGCCGTACCCTGCGCTTTCGCGGCCGCCAGGATGGGTTCCTTTGCCGGGCCGGGATAGACATAAAGAACCGCATCAATTTCATAGGGGACAATCTCAGCAGATCGGACACTCACCCGATCCGCCACCGGCCGCACAGCCTCATCGTTTAGGGCCTCACCGACGACCTGCAATAAGTCTTCCGGCGCAGTACCATCGCCGTCGCGGGCCAGAATAGTCACCACGACTTCCGCCGGTGACGGGCTGAACGCCGACGCGTCCGCCACCCGACCATCCGAGCTAAGCGCGTGATATTCATAAGCACCGACTGGACCGGCAACGCTCATCCCCTCAAAGGCTGCAGGGATGCGCTGGCGATAATCCGCGTCAGATTCCATTACCGCCTCCGTTGGCGGCGTTGTGGTGTCGTCCGCAGCCGTAATCACCCGGCGCTGTACGTTGTTATTCGCGCCTAAATTGTCCAGGTCATCCCCGCCGGAATAGGCCACCATCACAGCTTTCGCCGCCTCGTTAATCCGCTGGCGCAGCAGCAACTCCCGGTACACATTTTCCTGCAGCATTTTCACCACCGGCTCAGACTCAAGCGTTAAGGTGCGGGCCACGGCCTCCTGCTCTTCTGCCGGAAATAACGCGACAAATTCAGCCTTGCGCTCAGTCAGCAAGGTTTCAAAATCCGGCACATCCACAATTTGCGGCGGCGGCAGCTGGGAAAGGTCAATAACGGCCATTGTCTGCTCCTGTCGATACGGAAAGGGACACGGGCACGCCGTCATTACGCTGGCCTGCCAGCTCAATAACCATTGCGCCATCCATGCTGCTGCTGTTAACCGTGATGGTGTCCAGTTGCAGCCGCGGCTCCCAGCGCCGCAGCGCCACATACACCGCAGCCATGATCTGCAGGCGCAGCGCCGGGTTTTGCGGCTGGTCAATGAGCGCTGAAAGCAGGGAACCATACTCCCGGCGCGCAAGCCGGCTCCCTTGCGGGGTAAGCAAAATGTCACGCACCGACTGGCGCAGGTGGTCAGTTTCCGTTATGGCTCTGCCGGTATCGCGGCTCATCCCGATATAGAGCGTCAAAATGGGCCTCCCGTCGTTCCGCCACTGTCGCCAGGGTGTTTATGCTTATCAGCAACGACGCCGTTTGACGTCATCGCGCCGCCGCCGTGGGTCACATCGCCATTCAGGATCACGTTGCTGTTAATCCGGGTGGTGTCAGCCTCGATCACAAACTCACCGGTTTTGCAGGAGACAACCTGCGAAGACTCAATCAGCACGCTTTTCACGCCGCGAATAATCCAGCGCCCGGTGGCGGGGTCGTATTCGAACCAGCCGCCATCCTCGTATGCGGTCACATCCGCACTTTCAGAGTCTGACGGCGGCGGGCAGGCGTTGGAGTAGATAGCCGGAAGCGCAAAGGCTGTCTCCAGATTGCCGCCCAGGCTGAACAGCACCACCTGCTCCCCTGGAGACGGGCACCACCAAGTGCGGGATTTACCTGCACGATAGGTCAGCCAGTTAATCCAGTTGGTTTCGAGGTCGCCTGTTTTCACCCGGCACAGCCAGCCGTCCCGGTCCACTTCGGTCACAATGCCGGTGCGGATCAGATTGGTGATAAGGCGCATGATTTCGGTTAGTTGTGCATTCATGTAGACGATACTTACATAAACATTTATCTTTGGGCACCGGCGTCGGTGTGTATAGTTGACGATACAATGGCTAATTTTTATGTAAGGATGAGATATGACACCTTTAGGCGTGTATGGATATATATTTACTAAAGAAATGATATTTGACGGTGGAACATTAACTCCTCGATTCAATAACCTCACCGATCTTAAGAAAATAAAATGCAATGGAGAATCTTATATTCTTACAGGTTTCTTTACTCCCAACCCAAAGAAAAAAAACAATATTTCTCAACTTCTTTTCGATCTTTCAGCGGTTCTAAGCTTCATTGAACAAAAGAATGTAATCATAGCCCACTCGCTCAAAGAGGATGAAACCCCTTCTACATTCGGCGATGACTTTCCCACCAGTTTAGATATAAAACGGAAGCGTGGCCCAGGACAAATAATAATGGAAGACTGTTTTTCCAAACACGGAAGATCAGAATTTATTCAATTAGCCATTGACAAATTAAGTGATAATATCACAACGGATCAAAACCCATTTAGAACAGCTTTCTTCAAATCCATGGTTTCTTTTAGAGATAACATAAATTATGTTGATGTAAATTATTACCTATCGTTCTCAGCACTTGAATCATTGTGTAGATATATACAAGATGACTATAATGCACGCAAGGCTCCACAAATAATAACCACAACGCTGCAAAACTATGGTTTCAATGTTTCAAAAACAGATAATGCTTTACCTCAAAGAAATATCATGCATTATTGCGCACTTCGCAACTCACTATTTCATAAAGGCAATTACATTGCATACACGAAAAAAGATGACCCTGACAGCATCATATGTTTAAAAAATTATTCATCCTCCCTAAGACTCCTTCTTTCTTTGTTTATAATGAAATATATAGGATTTGATGATAATCATATCAATTGGGACTCATGGATTGATCGACAACCATTCATTAGCAAATAGAAATAGTATGTATGAACTTATATTTTAATCCAATATAACAATGTCTCGCTTATGATGGCCTCTATCTCATCATTGATGCCGAGCAAACGGCGCTCTGCATATTTGACTTCCGGCCCTTTACGGCTGACCCGATCACGCAAGCCATAGTGATGCACGCGGGCTATGCGCTGCACCCGGCCCTCAAACTCGACGCTTGCCGAGTCCTGGCTGGCAACGGCTTTCAGGTATTTTGTGGTGCGGAGTTTTGCAAACATCTGCCGACGGATGCGGCCCTGCTTCGTTCTGGCCGTCACGCGGCGCGGCTCGTATGCCGTCCCGTCCGGGTTGCGCTGCATCCTGATATTTTTTTGCTGACTGCGGCGCAGCTGCTGCGCCAGCTCCCGCATCATGCGCTTACGCGCGGCAGGTTCCAGCCCTGCCAGCAGCGCATCTAACCAGGCATCAACTTCCTGCAGCTCAGCCACGACGCACCGCCCACATTTCGTCCGGCTCGTCCGGTTCCGGCACCGCTTCGACGCTGGACACGTCACCGTCAGCACTGACGATCACACGCTCTGTCAGTTGCAGGTTCAGGCTGATATCGCAGATATCATTGCGCAAGATATCGACCTCAAACGTAAACAGCTTTTCGCGCAATTCCGGGTTATGGACGGCATCGGGCTGATTCTCCATCAGCCAGGCCAGAACGGGAGCCATCAGTAATCCCTGATCGCCGCTGAAATCCACGACCACCACGTTAAGGGTATAGCGATACTCCCAGGACAACGACGCTGCCCCGGTTGCCACCACCGATCCGTTATCAACGAACAAATGCAGCTTATCCGGGTTATCACGGACATATGGCACCGCGTTATTCAGGGCGCGGCGTAAGGATTGAGGCTTGTTCACTGTTTCGCTCCTGACAGGAAATTATTGTGTCCACTTTGTCAGCGCAGACCGCCCAGGCCGCCTCTGCTTCATCCAGCGCGGTCAGCAGATCACCGTTAGTGCGTGCCGCCGACTTTTCCAGGCGGCACTGCGTTACTCTGGGACAACCATTCACGGTAAGCAGCACCTCCGGCGAGGGCTGGACGTTCGCGCATCCTGATAATGTCAGCAGGCAGAAGAGTGTCAGCCCAGCGGCGTAAATCCTCATTTTCACGTTTTAACTCCTCAATTCTGCGCTGACGGCTTCGCAGCAGCGCGTTTGTACTTTCTGCCGCCGCGTAAAGCCTTGCCTGTTCCCGGTTATTGGTTTCGGACAGGATGGACAAGGCGATCAGCTGGCTGTTCGTTTTTGCCAGTTTTTCGCCTGTCGTTTTCAGATCCCGCCCTTGCTGCTCGATGGTCTGGCTGGCCTCCTTCATCCGCCATGACTGCCAGCCAAGCGCCAGCACTACCAGCGCCAGAATTACCGCCAGCGCCTTCGTCATACCGTCACCGGCTCCGCATCAATAATCTGCGCACGCAGAGCCTTAAGCGCGGCCAGCGTCAGCAGATAAAATACCAGGGTGACAACGTGGCCCGTAAAGGCGAGAAAAATCACAAGCAGTGAACACCTGGCCCATCTGATCACCTGGTTTCCTGGCGTACTGAAAAAGCGCGTCAGCGCCTTCTTTGCCTCTCCCCGATGAGTGCCGCCCGCATACCATCCAGCCAGGCAAAGTAGCACCGCTCCCCAGCTCAGCAGGCAGGCTATCCAGGTCAAGGCTGTAACCAGTGCCGGAACAATATTGTTTGGAACAAAGAGACTGAAAATCATCAGCGCCGTGTACAGCACCGAAAATAACCCACCGATCAGTTTCTTTTTCATTTCGTTACGCTCCTTTTAAGCACCAGGACAGCTCCCGCGCGCGGCGGTTGTCCAGCCCCGGATTAAATACGCCTTTGACGTATACCCAGCGTGGCAACTGATAGCAGGCATCGCGCCAGCGCTTCTGATTGATAAACTTCACCATGGTTGAACCACAGGCATTGCCGGTTCCCACGTTGAAGGCCAGCGATACCAGCGCGTCATAGACGTTCTGCGGTACGCTCACCAGGACACAGCGATCCAGCGCCTTCTCCACCCTTAAAACGTTGGTGATGAAACTCCCGGCGGCCTGCCGTTCCGTGATGGTCTTCCCCGGCACCACGCCGGACGTATTGCCAATGCCATCGGTCCACACCCCCGCATCACACTGATACGGCTGCAGGCGGCAACCCTCGTAATCGGCTATCAGCTTCAACCCTTCCACTGAGGTATGAAGTTGCTGAAAGCCCGGCAGGGTGGCGGCAATCGCCAGCACCGCCCCTACCAGACAGCGTTTAACGGTTGAAGGATTCATATTCCCCCTGTGTAATTTTTCCGCCGCGCAGCAGCTGGTAGGTTTTGTGTTTGTAGTACCAGTTGATGGCCAGCATCAGCACGCCAATCAACACACCGCCCACTGTCGACACATCCTTAAGCGATAAATCTCCCATCCATGCCAGCAGTACAGCGATGCAGTACGTGATGAAGGCGCTGATCCGTTCAAGCGTCATATTTCAGTCCCATAACTGGACGGTCTGCACCGTGGAAGTGGTGGCAATATCCGGCAGCTCCACCTGCAGCCCGTGTGGTAAGAACGGGCCGTGCTCAGCCAGCCCCGGATTTGCCTGCAGTACCTGCTCCGTGACGCCCTGCGTGCGTCCGTAATGACGCCAGCAAAGCGCGTCCACCGTGTCACCCTGGTACGCACGCACTTTCATCAGATCAGCTCCACCGTACAGTGAGGCGCATCCTGCACCCGGCTAATTGCCCAGCGCGCATCACGCCACAGATCGCCGCTGGCCTCCGCCAGCTCATCCCCCCTTTTCACACCGGAGGCCGTGGCGTCGTAGTCCTGGTAACGCTCATTCACCTGCGCACGTGCCCAGCAATAAACGGCGTTGTGGTAGTGGTGAATGCGTTCGCTTTTACCGTCCAGCAAGTCCGCCGGTACATCGGCCAGCGTCATAAATCCCAGCGCCTGCTGGCGTTTGCGGAAGTCGTACAGCTCCGCATTGACCTCTGACATCGCAGACCGGATGAGTTGTCCGAGACGGGGTGATGTCACCGTGCCATCCGTCCGCATCACGCTGCGAAACTCTGATAAATCAACATCGGGCCAGAACGGCGTATTTTTAATAATTTCCGCCTGTTCCGGCGCCTGCTCAGGCGCAACAAACTTCATGCGGGCTTTCTCCTGAAATAGTGGGCGGTGGACGGGGTTTTGATATGGCAAAAGCCTTTCGCCACCCCGTGCCGCCCGTGCGCGGGGCACGTTCCGTCAGTGACTGTTACGCAAATGGCGCTCCAGCCGCTCTTTGTCCTTCTTCACACCGCAACGGGGATCGAGCTGCAGTGCAAAGTTGTAGTGGTTTAACGCGGCTGCCGGGCTGGACTCGCTGATCACGGCGGCGATGGCTTTATGCAGCCTGGCGCGTGACTGGTCCGGCATATCCAGAGCATCCGTCAGTGAAAGTGCCTGCAGCAGCACGTCAGCAGGGAAAGGTGCTTTCATACGCAGCGCGGCCTCCGCCTGATCTGCCAGCTCTTCGGCGATAACGGTCTGCACGTTGCGACGGCCCAGCGCCTGCGGCAGCACCCAGCCGTGTCTGAGCGCGTGAGCGGCAATCTGCAGACCACCGGCAAAATCACCGGCATCGATACGCCAGAGCATCAGAAACATCAGCACGTCATCCTGCTGCGCCCCCCCGGCCGCCAGCACGCCATCTGCCCAGGCGGTATATTTGGGTAGAAGCTCCACCTTGATTTGTGCCTTTTTCACGGTGGACTGAACCCCTTTGAGGCGGCGGCGGTCTTCCGCCAGTTGCAGCAGCATCAGGTCATATCCCGACGCATGCCGAACACTGCCGCCCTGACGGGCGGCCTGTTCAGCCTGAACGCGCAGACGGTGCTGCCGTGCGGGACTCAGGCTCATGCGTTACTCTCCGGCACCGGCGCTGAAGTCGCCGATGGTGATGTTTTCCACCAGTGCCACGCAGCGGTAATCCTCCACCACATACGCTTCATTGACGGATTCGAAGTTTTCAATACGATCGCGTTTCGGGTTATCAATGACCGAACGGCGGCGGGTATCCTCCTGCCAGTAGATGGACAGGTTATCCAGGCGGGTGATCAGCACGGCATTAGCCGGGAATGACGGGGCGCGGACAGCCTGCAGACCGCCCATGCGTTTCTGGCTGATAATCAGATCAGCAGCCAGCGCCTCCGTGTTTGCCTGGTCCTTATTGACCAGCGGGAAATACTTGTCGGACAACAGCTCACGGCCACAGATCACAACCAGTTCTGCGTCATCCTGGAAAATAGGGTCAATCAGCTCATTGACAGCATCCATCACCAGCGCATCCAGGTTGGCATATTTACCGCCCTTGCCTACCTTCACCGGGTCTGCGGTGGTAGTGCCATCTTCTGCCGTGGTGCTGCCCATCACGCAATCCGCGGCATCTTCGCGGACCTTCTGCAGCCAGCCTTTGTTAACGTCCTGCAGCAACGGATTGGCGGCACGGTCTGAGGTTTTGGCACGCTTCACGCCGTTAAACCCAATCATGATGCGGTCCAGCGCCTGACGTTTCACGATGGCGTTACGGATGCGTACCTGAAAATCCTGGAATTTCGCCCACATATCCAGTTTTGCGTAGGGCAGCACCGTATCAAAGTTGGTCTGTTCGCATTTGTACTCAACATCCACCATCTCAGTGGGATCGGTTGGCTCGCGCTCCTTCGTGGTCGTGTCAGTGGTCCCGGCAATGGTGCTGCCGACGCCCAGGCCCAGAAGCTGGCCTGACTGCTCCGCCACACCAATCACGTTAACCATGGTCAGAAATGCCGTGGACTGCTGGATCTGGTCTTCCAGCGTCTGCTGCACCGACGGCTCAACGGTGAATTTGCTGGAAAGTTCTTCCACTTCCACGTTGTTCAGGCGTGCCAGCTGCTGCAGGTAGGCGTTAAAGGCAAAACGTGTGTGCTTTTTCATTGGTTCTTATGCTCCATCAGCAATTGGTCAGTGTGCCTGCCGGTGCTTTTCCGCCCGGCGCGCGCTCGCGATAATCTTTGCGGCTGTCTTCCTGGCTCAGCCGCTGCTCCAGTTCAGCAAAAGCGGTCTGCTGTTCTTGCAGGGAGGCTTCCAGCTCAGCAATGCGCGCATCCTGCGCAGACAGGGAGTGATCAGTACGTTCGCTCAGGTTTTGCTGTTCAGTAGCAATCAGCTCCACCGCGCGATGCACGTCAGAAAAACGCGCTTCATCGTTCTGTTCTTTTTTGGTGAACATCGCGGCAACGCGGGAAAACAGGGAGGGTTTATCGTCCTGGACTTCTTCCCACTCGATCAGCGTTTCTTCTGCGGCGGTAAAGAGGTTTTCAGGGTTTTGCTTGCGGCCTGCCAGCGGGTTACTTCTGGCGCTGGCGCTAAACTGCAGCATTTCAGTACCCAGGCTTGCCGGGTCATCCGTCGCGGCCAGGCCAATGAGGTAGGCTTTGCCGGTGTCGGCAAAACTGGTATTGACTTCCATAGAGGTAAACAGCTTTTGCAGATTGCGTGTATACGCCACCAGATCCGCTGACGGTGTGATCCACGCATACAGGGCCTGCTTTCCTTTCAGTGGGCCGTCTGCAATCTCCTCTGCTTCGAGCTTATCCACGGTCCCGAAACGGCGGAAAGGACTATCAGGGGTGTAACCCTTGATGTGCTCCAGATTAATCAGCGCGGTATACACCTGCGGGTCATAGCTTGCCGCCATCTGTTCCAGCCAGGCACGCTCAATATTGCGCCCGTCCGTTGTTGCTCCTTCCACTCCGATGCGGAAGCGCTTTGCTTTTACAGCCATGTGACCGACTCCATCAAATAACTCTGTGAGGCCTTATGGTTGCTGCGATGGAGGGGGTGAAACAACGCGCGGACCTTGTGCGGTAAACCATACAAAGGCCAGCCGGGGAAAGGCGCCAGGCAAGGCCGTATGTTTGTGCCATGGAAACGATGACCCCCGCAGACCTCGATCCCCGCAGGCAGGCATTACTGCTGTATTTTCAGGGATACCGCGTAGCCCGCATTGCTGAAATGCTGGGCGAAAAAGTTGCAACCGTTCACAGCTGGAAAAAGCGCGACAAGTGGGGCGAATATGGCCCACTCGATCAGATGCAGCTCACCACTGCCGCCCGCTATTGCCAGCTCATCATGAAGGAGCACAAGGAAGGGAAAGACTTTAAAGAAATAGACCTGCTGGCGCGCCAGTCAGAACGACACGCCCGCATCGGTAAATTTAACAACGGTGGTAATGAGGCGGACCTTAACCCCAACGTGCAAAACCGCAACCGCGGCCCCCGCAAGACACCAGAAAAGAACCTGTTTACTGACGAACAGATCGAAAAGCTGGAAGAAATTTTCCGCAACGGAATGTTTGAATATCAGCGCCACTGGTGGGAAGCAGGAATTAAGCACCGCATCCGCAACGTGCTTAAATCGCGCCAGATCGGCGCTACGTATTATTTCGCGCGTGAAGCGCTGATGGACGCCCTGATGACAGGGCGAAACCAGATTTTCCTGTCAGCCAGTAAAGCCCAGGCGCATGTTTTTAAGCAGTACATCATCGAGTTTGCCAAAGAAGTCGACGTGGAATTAAAAGGCGATCCCATGGTGCTGCCAAACGGCGCCACGCTGTATTTTCTCGGGACCAACGCCCGCACCGCACAGAGCTACCACGGCAACCTGTATCTTGATGAGTATTTCTGGATCCCGAAATTTCAGGAGCTACGTAAAGTCGCCTCCGGCATGGCACTGCACAAGAAATGGCGCCAGACCTATTTCTCAACGCCTTCCAGCCTGACGCACAGCGCTTACCCGTTCTGGTCCGGCGCCCTGTTCAATCGCGGGCGGGCAAAAGCTGATCGCATTGATATCGACCTGACCCACTCAGCCCTTGCTGCCGGTCTGCTTTGTGCTGACGGTCAGTTCAGACAGATCGTGACGGTGGAGGACGCCGTGCGCGGTGGCTGCAACCTGTTCGACCTCGACCAGCTGCGCCTGGAGTACAGCCCCGACGAGTACCAGAACCTGCTGATGTGTGAGTTCATCGACGATCTCGCCTCCGTTTTCCCACTGGCTGATCTGCAGGCCTGCATGGTGGACAGCTGGGAAGTCTGGGAAGACTTTCAGGCGCTGGCCCTGCGCCCGTTCGGCTGGCGCGAAGTCTGGATCGGCTATGACCCGGCGAAAGGTACCCAGAACGGTGACAGCGCTGGCTGCGTAGTCATTGCCCCGCCGACGGTGCCCGGCGGTAAGTTCCGCATCCTTGAGCGTCACCAGTGGCGCGGAATGGACTTCCGCGCCCAGGCAGAGGCCATCCGCAAACTGACTCAGCAGTATAACGTGACCTACATCGGCATTGACTCCACCGGCGTCGGTCACGGTGTTTATGAAAACGTAAAAGGCTTTTTCCCTGCCGCGCGTGAGTTTGTTTATAACCCCAACGTCAAAAACGCCCTGGTGCTCAAGGCATACGACATTATCAGCCACCGCCGTCTGGAGTTTGACGCCGGGCATACCGACATTGCGCAGTCATTTATGGCTATCCGCCGCGCCACCACCGCCAGCGGAAACCGCCCTACCTACGAAGCCAGCCGCAGCGAAGAAGCCAGCCACGCCGATCTGGCCTGGGCAACGATGCACGCACTGTTTAATGAACCGCTGCAGGGCGAAGCCGCCAATACCAGCAATATTGTGGAGATTTTTTAATGACTGAGAATACCGCACAGGATGTGATGCCACCTGATGTACAACCCAATGATGCAGCGACTACCCAGGCGTTCAGCTTTGGCGATCCCATTCCGGTACTGGACCGCCGTGAACTTCTGGACTACGTAGAATGTGTGCAAATGGACCGCTGGTATGAGCCGCCGGTGAGCTTTGACGGGCTGGCGCGGACCTATCGCGCCGCTGTACATCACAGCTCGCCGATTGCCGTTAAGCGTGACATTCTCAGCAGTACCTACATCCCCCACCGCCTGCTCAGCCAGCAGGCTTTTGCCCGTTTCGTCCAGGATTATCTTGTGTTCGGTAACGCCTATCTGGAAAAACGGACGAACAGGCTGGGCGGCGTCCTGTCACTGGAGCCATCACTGGCGAAGTACACCCGGCGCGGGATTGACCTTGATACTTACTGGTTCGTGCAGTACGGCATGACCACCCAGCCTTATGAGTTCACCAAAGGTAGCATCTTTCACCTGATGGAGCCGGACATTAACCAGGAAATCTACGGGCTTCCCGGCTACCTCTCCGCGATCCCTTCAACACTGCTCAACGAGTCGGCTACGCTGTTTCGCCGTAAGTATTACATCAACGGCAGTCACGCCGGGTTCATCATGTACATGACTGATGCGGCACAGAATCAGGAGGACGTGAACAACATCCGCCAGGCCATGAAAAGCGCCAAAGGGCCGGGCAACTTCCGCAACCTGTTCATGTATTCACCCAACGGTAAAAAGGACGGCATCCAGATAATCCCGCTGTCGGAAGTCGCGGCGAAAGATGAGTTTCTGAACATCAAGAATGTGAGCCGCGATGACATGATGGCAGCACACCGCGTCCCGCCGCAGATGATGGGGATTATGCCCAGCAATGTTGGGGGGTTTGGTGACGTGGAAAAAGCTAGCCGAGTATTCGTTCGTAATGAATTGATTCCACTTCAAAAAAGATTAATGGAATTGAATGAATGGCTTAATGATGAAATTATTCGTTTTGAAGAATATAAATTAGACGATGCTTGATTAAAGCCTGTTTAAGCTGGCTGTCAAAACAGCCAGCTTAAACTCCGGCACCAATAAAATCACCATATGAATCATCTTCAAGGCTGATGTATTCCACCCTCCATTGATCCATCCTCCTCAATGCATACAGTGAGAAATGAGTATCGGCAACAGCTATGCAATCATTCAATTCTATAAGCTCTGAATGCCCCAAGATTGGGTCACCATAAAACTTATAAAACAATGTTTTTAGAGCAGAACAGGTATGTTCAGCCGCCTCCCTAGCATCGGGGCCACCTCCAATTGCATCATAAACAACATTGATAGAAAGCTCATACGGTATACCTTCATCAAGGTCGTTAAATCTTTCTTCACCCAAATCAAAAAAAACTCCAATCAAATACTCTGCGTTTTTGGCGATAATGTCCGCAACTTCTTTTTCGAAAATAAATTTTTTATTATCATCGTAAGCCCGTAAGCGCTCTTCAAACGAGTTAGGAAACGCTGGACGACCATACTTAGCTGCTAACCATTGCTTAAGAGCTTGTTTCTCTTCTGTGCAAATGGAGAATGCCGGATCGTTTTCCTCGCAACGGAATTCTTCTTTAGGAATGATAACTTTTCTTTCATGCCGAAGCTCTACTGCGTTCTTCTGAGCACTTTCTGGGTTTTCAAAACATAGATCGAGGATTCTCGGATGCTTAGCTCTTTTCATCTTGCCTGACCCCTTTTTCAAGGGGCCAAGCATCAGCTCCACGTTTTTTTCTGAACTACTCTGTAAATCACAATCATGCGTTATAACTACAACTTTATGGTTCGTTTCATCAGGCTTCAGAAGTCCAAGTGAAACGGCATCATCATGTTTAAGAACATGCCCCTGACGCCATGATGTTCCTCGTACCAACATAACTGTGATTTATTCCTCTACTGTTCCAGGAATTGAAATAGATGACTTCCAATCATCTGTCGGTTTCGCCTTACTTGCTAAGTAATTGGCCGATTCGGCAGCTGCATTCATCGCTTTAGCTTCATCAATCAATACCTGAACTGGCTTGTTCCAAGACTCACCTTCTTTCACTAATTCCATCAATGACTTACCACTGAATGCTTTCATTTTCACCAATAACTTCGCATCATTGAGTCCAGCTTTGGAAAAAGCATCAGCAACGTTACTGAGGTTAGTAATAAATTGTACTTTTGAAGCATCATCAGGCTGGTTTTCCCCTGACAACCATTTATAGAGAGCCTGCCGAGTTATCCCCAAATCCTTAGCCAGTTCTGACATTGATGGAGACAGCACTTCGCGAATATTAGCCAAATGTTGGGCAACATTCCTAACATCAACCTCAGGAGAAATTGCAGGCGTGTACGTTGGCTCTATGGAATCAAATGCAAACTGAACCCTTGGCTGAACATACTGACGCCATTGTTTATAAGCATTTACAGGATATGAAGCCCCCGTACCAACTAATAGTAAAGATGCGGCGACAGCAACAACACCTGATACACACGAGCTTAACTGCGAATCAGGCGTATACCGTTCCACAGTGCCTATGCTTCCAGTAGGAATTGCATACATTTTAGTCACCTCCGCTGTTTCAGTGCCATTTAGCACGGGCAAAATCTGAAACCATGCCTTCAAATGCTTCTTTAACTTTACTATGCAACGAAAGAATCTGTTTTTCAATTAACTGCAAATCAGTTGACATATTGCCTTCAACATAATGATCTGTATCAATTATTGCGTGCATACGATGCTCTGTGTTACTAAATCTCGGCAGCGGCAGTAAACCATTAGGAATCATATCTGGCGGAAAACCTAGCTGACCATTCATCTTATGTATACGTGAAACCATAAATCCATTAGAGATCAATGGCTCAACAGATGTCTGATATACAGACTCTTGAATGGACTGTAGTGGCGTCCATCCGAAATCAACACCATGAAGTTCCTTTACAAGATACTGCTCAATTGTTTCGCTTTTCTCGGGAAAAACAGCATCCAAATACCGAAGCCCTATCCGGCTTACCAACGATGGCTTAGCAAATTCAAGAACTTTGCTCAGGCCAAGTATTAGTGACGAGATGAAAGGTACATGGTTATCATAATCTGTTGTATGGAACGTAATGAAATCGTTGCCTAACACAAAACCCGACCTTCTGTCTGCATCAATCATCAACCAACTTGTCACAGGCTCAAATGAATGCACCGGTGGCTCATTGGGGTTTCTTATTTCAAATTTCAGTTGAGTTGTATTGGAAACTTCAAATAAAGGAAATCCTTCAACTCTTAGCGCATCTTGTATGTCTGGAACATACTTACTCATTGCAGCTACTGGAGTAAACTTTACTTGCACCAATGCGTAGTAAACGGGCGCATTGGACATACGTTCGCTGTTAGTACTCATGCCGCCCTCCTTGAAGTTGTTTCATCTCATATCTCTCTATCTCACTAACTGTAGTTTACACATAGGTTGACACTTTCTCCATCATTAAGTTCACTATGACATCAATAGCCAAAACTCAGACATAATCACTCCTGCGCGCGCTCGTATCCCCGCCACGCCTGCCCGCTTTGTGTAGTGGTTTTCATGCACCTGCATGAGATATGAAAAAGCCCGCCAGAACTGGCGGGCCGGAGCTAAAACGATCCTCAAACGATCATGCAGATTCATGCGGCATAGTCATGCACTCTCTTTTTTTCAGGTTAGCCTGAAATCCTCGTCAAAATCCATAAAGTTTTCAGCTACTCGCGATGAAAGGATGATGTACTTAATCCCCTCATCCAAGGGAACTGGGCGATCAAGTTCAAGCATAAAAACACCATCATAGGTTTTACCCAGCCAGAACCCGCCGCCGCAGGATTTTGGCCGCTGAAACAGCACCCAACCACCCGGAACAAACTTCGGCAGCGGCTCATAGCGATAAATAACCTGATAATTACTGTCTTTAGACCCCATAGCCTAACGCCTCGCCTTGCTCGTTGTTCAACGTTGCAGGCGGTAAAAACCAGTTTTATCGCCTGCAACGTTTTGTTAATGCGACCAGCTGTCGTCTTCCCATACCTGCTGCATAATTTCCATTACCCGCTGCTTATCCTCATCAAGTTTTAAGCCGGTCAACTCGATACCGTTGGCACTGCCTTTGCGAATGCGGATCGCCGTTTTGGGATACAAAGGGGTCAGGTTGCGGTAAAGCTCGGTTTCGAGTGCTTCCAGTGTCGTCTGGCTAATTTTGTGCTCTTTATCAATCATTATTTCGACACGCATGGAGATCATCCCTTCTAACTGGAAACATCCATTGACCGGCTGTACTCATGGCTACGGATTTTCGCCATTAATTCATCAGTCAGCTCTGAGACCCACTGGATAGCAAGCCGCTTCTCTTCATCGCTGCACTCACTAGCCGCTACAAGCTTGATAAAAAAATCAATACGCTGGAGCTTCAACGACTCCAAAAGATAGTCCTGCATTTTTCCCTCCGATCCTCACTACAGGATATGTAATGCCACATCCCTACATACGGACAACCAAATACTGTATATGCATACAGTATAATACGTTTTTTAAGTTGTAAAATACTTTTTATCATTCAATCAGATGTGTCCGATGTAGCAGAAAAAAGGCGAAAAATGCGCCCCCTTCATCAGTACCACTGGCGCCACTTATCATCTTCCTGCAGCCTTTGGTTCCGGTAAAAGACACGCAGACCGGCACCGGATGGAATACTGCCGCCGCGCAGAAGCAGATCGATCTCGGCCTCCGAACCATTAAAGCCTCTCGATTTAAGTTCATACTCCAGCTGCAGGCGCTGCTGATTATCCACATCCTGCCTGTACCCTTTCCGGCGCTTAGGCTTAACCATCCGAAGCCGCGCGTTTAGCTCCCTCAGCTCCTTTTTGCTCATGCTATGGAGATATTCCTGCAGCTCCCGCTCATCCATACCCGCAATATCCGGTAAATCCTGTCCACTTACGGCCCCGTTTTCGTTCATTTTTTCCTCAGGGGGACAGTTATTGCCACGAGTCCAAGGGGCGCAAGCGCCCTGGTCGGCTGCCGCCTCCTGAACGTCAACGGCCTTACGAACCATTTTCCACTTCACGGCATGAGTGCAGATCTTGCCCTCTGCAATGGGTGACCAGATGCCATAAATACGAATGCCGTGATCGCCATAGGCGGTCGGCTCTTCGTTGATTTCATAAGCGGTTCTGATCAGGTGATATTTGCGGGGAACCAGTACGCCGCCCTGCTTCATGATGTAGGTGGCAAAACAACCAGCATCAGCAGCAGCCAGAATGGCATCAAGACGCGGGTTATCCAGTACCGGCGCACCTGCTTTTTTGTCACCCTGTTGCCTTGCCGCCTGACCAGCCAGCAAGCGAAGTTCACGGTAAGCCTGACGCCCCGGAATACCAAAGAAGCGGAACTGCTGAACACGATGCAGAGACGCCCAGGCATTAACGTATTCGGCGTTATCACGCAGGGATTTACCCGTTTCCTTGCTGATCTCGCCAGCCAGACCACGCCCGTCAATGTTCTTACTGATGTATTTTGCGATGTAGCTTGTCGGCGTTCCTTTGCGTGGGTTTATCAGCTCAGACTTAAAGCGTGGCCCCGTGTTATTACCCAGCTCCTCGCGGTCTTCACGGATAGCAAACTTACGCAACAATGCAGTAATGGCGCGGCGGTCTTTTTTGCGCATGAAACACAACAGGTGCCAGTGAACTGTGCCGTCATGATGCGGCTCAGCCACCCGCACGCCATACCAGCGCAACCCGGCTTTGTGCATCGCCTTACGAAATGCAGCAAACATGCCGACCAGATAATTACTGCTTTGTCTTACCGTCGCATTTGTCCAGGTCGGGTTGGGCCTGCCGTTATTTAGCGTGGAATGGAAACGTGACGGACAGGTGATGGTGTAGAAAACGGCGCAGTCACCGCGCATTTCCGCGATAAGCTCCAGACCTTTAACACAGGCCATCATCTCATTGCGGCGATGCGCAGGGTTGCTGCTGCTGGCGTTTACCACATCCTCCATGTCCAGCGTGTCGCCGTCTTCGTTCACCAGTTCATGAGAACGGAAAAACTCCAGCGACTTACGGCGCTGCTCACGTTTATGCATCACGGCTTCATAGCTGACATAGGGAGATGCTTTTTTGCTGACCAGGCAAACAGCACGCAACTGCTCTTCCCGCCATTCGCAACACATCTTCCATAATTTACGGTACCACCAATCGGCGCACAACATACGCGCCAGCGAACCCGGAATGAGTTCATAGGGCACGGGTTTACGGCGGTTTCTTTTCCGGCGGAGTTGCTCAAACGCAGGCGGTATGACATCCAGTCGCAGGGTTTCTGCTGCCACCTTTTCCCATGTCTTGCGGATTTCTTCTGGCTTAACATCATCGGTGGCGTACAAATCACCACAAGCGGCATCAAGACACATACTCATATGCGCAGCGACAAGAGTAGACAGGCGTTTCACCTGATCCTGACTCATTTCAGGCAAGATCAGCAGGCCGTCCAGCCCTTCATGGCTTGCCATAAAGCGAAAAGAAGTGGATAGCTGACTGTCGCGTACATGCTCCAGTCGTTCCAGACATGGCTTAATCGTCTCACGCAAATAGCGGGAATAAGCCTTTGGCCTGCCCAGGCTGCTGAAGTATTCAATACGTTGCATCAGCGGCTTGCTGATATGGGAAGGCTGGGCGTTAACGTCCGCCAGTATGACCATGTCCGGATTAAAACGCTGCTGCTCATGCGCCAGCTTTGCCCGGCTAATGAGCTTATCCTGCTCCATTTCGCGTTGGACAGGATCACGGGATGCATTAAAGAAATAACGCTCCCAGACCTGATCACTCAGTGCCTCGCGGCGCAGTTGTTCCTGCTCGTTATCGGCAGCGTACAGAGTGATCAGGTTTGAAAGCGCAGAAACCGGCGCAACTTCCGCCGGGTCCAGATAAGGGTTAATAGCCTTTTTCGGGCTGTTCCATGAGAATGCTGCGGCGGCCTCGTTAAAGCCGCTGCAGTTGTTCATATCAGCATGGCTCATGCACGCACTCCGTACACGGCAGAACTATCCACGCCACGCGAAGGATCAAATCCCACCCAGCAGCGCGGCCCGGAAACAGCGATGATTTCTGTTGCAGATTTACTCTCACCAGCTGCTACGCCGATGCTGCGTTTTGCCATGATGTAGTGGTGAGTAAAATTGCGATACAGCGAACGGATCAGGGATGTGTCACTGTTAGAAACAATGACCGGATGTCCTTCTGATGACCGATGTTCAAGAACGGATGCCAGGTGATACTGGTCATCTTCAGTGAAACCATCAGTGTGATAGCCGGAAAACGTACCGTCATACGGCGGATCGCAATACACCACATCCCCCGCCTTCAACATCGCCAGCGTTTCATCAAAGCTGGCGCAGACAAACGTTGCTCGCTGGGCTTTTTCTGCAAATGTGCGAAGTTCTTTTTCAGGGAAATACGGATTTTTATAATTACCGTAGGGAATGTTGAAATGCCCGCTCTTGTTATAGCGACATAAACCACGGTAACCGTGACGATTGAGATACAGGAAATATACCGCTTTCATGAAATCAGTAATTTCAGTGGAGTAATTAAACTCCTGCCTTATGTTGTAATAAGCCACCTCCCTGTTTGCGATCTCAAATAAAACTCTGGCGCGAGATATAAACGATTCACAATCAGCGGCAACCTTTTTATAGAGGTTGATTAAATCAGGATTAATATCCGCAACCAGATAGCTTGGATAATCCGTCTCCATCATCACAGCACAGGAACCCGCGAAAGGTTCAACCAGTCGCGGGCCAGCAGGAAGGTGTTTTTTCAGTTCGGACATAATTGCGGTTTTATTTCCCGCCCATTTCAGGATGGTGCTCATACAGCACCTCCGTTGTAATGTTTGCCTTTCAGCTCTGCGATTTCCTGACAGGTAATGCAAAGCTGCACACCTGGAATGGCGTGGCGGCGTGCTGGCGGAATTGGCGCTTCACACTCAATGCAAAGCACGCGGGACACACCCGGCGTTTTGGCACGGGCAGCACGGATATGGCGCTGGCGTTCTTCTTCAACGCGCTGCTGTACAAGATCCATTGCATCAGCCATTAGTGGATCTCCTGCGCTTCGTTCTGGATTGCTTCAGCAGTTACACGCAGTAGTTCTGCTGCTTCGACGTGGTTTAGCTGGCGGGATGTGATATGACACGCCAGGCTATCAAGGCGAGCTGCCATTGCTTCAGCCCTTGCCCGGCGTTCTTCCAGACGAGCCTCTGTCAGTAAAATATTAAGCCCTGCATCATCCGGTCCGGTTTTAGTCGTGAGGGTTTCAATATTACGCATAATCAATTCTCCTGAATTTAGATAAAGGGATACCCGGCGGGTTTACGCCATTAATTTCATTAGTTGGTTAATTCGGCATGGTTAGCCGTCTGGGAAATAAGCTCACCACTGCACGAAAATGATTCATTGCTTTAATCAACTCCCGCTTTTCGTCAGTGGTCAGCTCATTAATGCTGATGCTATGACGTTCAGCTGGAATTTTTGCCATAAAGAATATAGCAGCCAGTGCCCGTTTATTTTGTTCGTTATTGATATCCCGTGGATCACGCATATCTTTAATAAACCGCTCAAGCTCTGACTCAATATTCAGGCCAAATACTTTCGCCCTTAACTCCGCAATATGGTTAAGTCCATTCAGGCGTTCACCGGGGCTTAATGGAACAGTCGCCGCAGCGCCTTCAATAGCCATTTGTTCCCCCGTTTTTTCGTAGATAGTTCTGCCAGCAATTCATCTTGTGAACGGCACGGATGCCAGCGTTTACCATCCTCCCCCATGATCCAGCCGTGACCGTAGTGCATTGCCGGACTTTGTTTTACCAGCAGCGATGCAAATGATGGTTCTTTCGTAAGCATAAGCACCTCACAGCAAACCGAATGAAGCACCGAGGCCAGTCACGGTATCAACTGCACTCGCCATCGCAGGATTAGCCTGTAAACGGGCCTGCAATGAAACAGCCGCCAGCGTCATCAGTCGTGTTACAGAGTTAATGCTGCTGATAGCATCACGACGACCTGCACTGGTTTTTACATCGCCAGATACCGCACCTGCAGCAACACGCCCGATCTCTGCGGTTGCACTCATGACGTAATGTGGCAGTTTCTCTTTTGCCACCTCATTAATCGGTACGCATGGCAGGCAGTGAATCTGAGCCAGAAAACCATCTACCAGCGTTGAATCTTCAGTCAGATCGGTAAGCAGCCAGATTTCTGGTGCGGTTAATAAATGAGGTTGAGCCGGGTTCAGCTTGTTCCGCAGAATCTGCACATTCATGCCAGCACGTTCTGCCAGTTGCACCAGGTTGTGGCGCAGCGCGAATGCACGACAGGCTTCATCAAAATGTGGATGTTTGGAAACTTGGTAATCAAACATAGTCGACACCCCTGATGTATCCCAAAATGGAACTAGTTGAATACAACATTGCAATCAGTAAGTGCATCAACGGTAAGAGCAGCAAGGTTGATCATTACCTTTTCTCTTTTCTTGTCTTTCCGAAGGCGATGACGAGGGATGCGACCATCAGCCAGCATATCGTTGATTGTGTCGATAGAAAGACCAGTAAGTTCGCTATAACGCTCAATTGTGACGTGCGGCGTATTCAGAGTTATTGAAATGTTAGGGGTCATGATGCAACATCTCCTATTGGCTTGTGGTGAGCCGGTATTAATCGTGACGAAAACTTCACAAAACGGAGAATAGGTTCGCATAAAGAATATGTCAACTAATAAAATCACATTTCGCCATATTGAAGATCATCTGAAAGCCATGGTCATGCAGAATCGAGGAGGGCAAAAAGTCATTGAGAGAATACTCATGGCCTATGGTTTCAAATCACGCCAAGCATTCTGTAACCACCTTGGTATTTCACAAAGTACAATGGCTAACAGATATGCACGCGATACCTTCCCTGCTGACTGGGTTGTTATATGTTCAATGGAAACTGGCGCATCAATCGAATGGTTAGCATTTGGTTTAGATGCTGAAGAAGGAGTGCCAGTTCCTTCGCCAGAACGGCATGCTGAAAAACAGTCTGCAGATGAATTTTGCAATGAAGTTCACACCCCCACGATAAAGTTCGATAATGAAAACCACATGGATTTCACTCGAGGGGGTAAAGCAGCAATAGAGCGAATTGTTAAGGCTTACGGTTACAAAACGCGCCAAGCCTTAGCCGTTCACCTTGGTATCTCAAAAAGCACATTAGCTACACGATACATGCGAGACATTTTTCCGGCAGACTGGATCATCCAATGCTGTTTAGAAACAGGAGTGTCTCTCGAGTGGTTATCTTTTGGTAAGGGGCATTCCAATCAAACAAAGCTAAGTGGGTTGCTTACATTAGACTGCTATGATCTACGTGACGGCAAACTTACTGATCAAAGAGAATTAATCGTTTCGAGCGAAATTTTACCTCAAAATTTAAAACATCCCTATATAGTTAATTCCGCAAATGATTCATATATCATTAGCAAAGAGGAGTATCTTAGCGATGGTCTATGGTTAGTATCTATTAACGGAGAATTTACTTTTAGAGACATATTTAAACTTCCAAACAATCGCATCCGCGTTGAAAACACAAAATATAGCTTTGAATGCGATAAAGAAGATTTGGAATTTAATAATAAAGTTAAAGGAATAATTAGAAAAAGGGTTTAACAATGAGCTTTACGAAAACTATTGAATTTGCAAACTATACCTTAAATTTTGGAGAGGACAAAGTTCTCTTAGATGCTTTTGATTGCATTGTTTTTCCTTCATTTTTCGCACAAAAATACGTTAGAAAATTTAAAGATACAGAATATTTCTTTACTGACACAAAAATTATTACGTTAGATACTACAGATTCAGATTTTATTGGTCCTATAGTTCCAACAATTGCATTGTGTGGCCGCATTATAAAAAAGACCATATTTAAACGAGATCAAATATTTCAAGATGGTCAATTAATTCGAGATCACAGGACGCTAGAAAGTCACCCCAGCTCTATTTTTATTCTTATGCTTAATGAGCACAGATTAATGCTTTGCAAAGAGGTTTCTGGAGCCCCTACCCTAGAAGAATTTGAAAATACTAGCAAGTATTGCCTTGCACAGCGATATAATTCTTTTGTGGATTACGAAGTAAAAAAAAATAAAAGAATTAGAAAGAAAAAATCATACATTGATCGACTGTATAAAAAAGATATTTATCGTAAACTAGGAGCCCCCAAATTACGGGTTACCCCCTTAACAGACCCAAGATCATTGAGCAATTTTGTTGAACTCTTTTCTGTTGTTAATAGATTATCAATTGAGTTATTGCCAACAAATAGTGAAAATATATCTCTTGATGGCTTCTGGAGGAAAATTGAACAAGAAAAAGAAGAACTTAATAGTAGTAAAGCTCAATTAGTATACACAAATAAAAATGAAGATGGTTTAAATTCTGAGGCCGTCATTCAAAAAACAACAAGTGCAACCCGAATGGCCAACTCTAAAGTAATTATAAGTGGTAAAGATGAACACGGAGCAAGGCTATCAGGGAATAATGATAGTTTTACTCTAAAAGCATCAAGGCCACAACTTAGTTCTGATTTGGAAAGAGCTGCTCAAGAGGCGTATTCTGCATTCACAGAATTAAAGGATGAAGGAAATATTATTATTCCAGAACGTGAAGATTATACTAAAATTTTTTCCAAGTTAACATCAATAATTTCTAGGTGGCTATAGTATGAAATATACATTCAACCCAGAAGATCTGACCAAAGAGCGATCTTTGCATGATGTTTACAAATTAACTAAAAAAATAAAGGTCAATTCATTTGACTTTTATTTCACATTATTGTTAGTGATATTATTATCTATTAATGCTTTTTGTCTATCTTCATCACCAGAGTTAATTTCATCTATTAGACAATGGACACCTTTAGTATTCGGATTCACTACAACAACATTAGGTTTTTTAATTACTGGATTTACAATATTTGCAACCATAAATAAACCTGAACTTTTCCTTTCATTAATGGAGTATAAGCATCCATTATACGGGATAAGTTACTTAAAATATGTTTATGGCGTATTTATGAGAGTATTTATATATTTCATATTTTGGTCTGTTATCTATCTTTTAGTCCTTCTTTTCGGGCAAGAAAATGGATTGGCTACAAAATTACTCAGAGCCTTAATGTTTTCTCATTGCACTAAAGTTGTTGGAGTTCAAATACTATATATACTCGTAGGAAGCAGTGCAGTGTTCCTTGTATTAACTTTAAAAACTTTCCTGTTCAATATTTATGCTATGTTAATGCAATCTCTACGCTGGGAAGTAGAAAGATAAAATTAACCTCAATGTATGAATCTTAATTCATATACATTGACACTGGTTATACATACAGTAAAAATGCTCTCCACTGGAGGGCATTTTTTATGGCAGTACGAAAACTCACCACAGGAAAATGGCTATGCGAATGTTACCCCGCGGGACGTAGTGGACGTCGTGTGCGTAAACAATTCGCCACCAAAGGTGAAGCTCTGGCTTTTGAGCGTCACACGATGGAAGAAACCGAAGCAAAGCCCTGGCTGGGTGAATCAGTGGATCGTCGAACACTGAAAGACGTGGTTGAGCTATGGTTCAAACTACATGGTAAATCTCTGACAGCTGGGCAGCATGTCTATGACAAATTGCTGTTGATAGTTGACGCTCTGGGCAATCCCCTTGCAACCGATCTCACCTCTAAAATGTTTGCCCACTATCGAGATAAACGCCTGACAGGAGAGATCTACTTCAGCGAAAAATGGAAGAAAGGAGCAAGCCCGGTCACCATTAACCTGGAGCAAAGCTATCTTAGTAGTGTTTTTAGCGAACTATCCCGCCTGGGCGAATGGTCGTATCCGAACGCACTGGAGAACATGCGAAAATTCACCATCGCTGAAAAAGAGATGGCATGGCTTACCCATGAGCAGATTGTTGAATTACTGGCTGATTGCAAACGTCAGGACCCAATTCTGGCACTGGTAGTTAAGATATGCTTAAGCACAGGCGCACGCTGGCGAGAAGCCGTAAATCTTACTCGTTCACAGGTGACCAAATACCGAATTACCTTTGTAAGAACGAAGGGGAAGAAAAACAGAAGCATCCCTATCAGTAAAGAGCTTTACGAAGAGATCATGGCGCTTGATGGGTTCAATTTCTTCACAGACTGCTATTTTCAATTTTTATCCGTGATGGAAAAAACGTCTATCGTGCTCCCTCGCGGTCAACTGACACACGTTCTGCGCCATACGTTTGCGGCGCATTTCATGATGTCGGGTGGAAATATCCTTGCTTTGCAAAAAATCCTCGGACATCACGACATAAAAATGACCATGCGTTACGCACATCTGGCACCGGATCACCTGGAAACTGCATTACGGTTTAATCCGCTAGCAACACTACCAACATCAACAGCAACTGTTTGA